TTGACGATAATTCAAATCCATTGATGATAGGAGCCTTTCTAGACTTAGCTGAATCAAAACGATTATTAGTAAAAGAATTATATAACTTAAAAACAAATGCCTACGAGCCTGAGACAGAATGGCAAAACTATCCTCCATGTGTACAAAAACTTATAACAGAGCCGTGGCCTGGAAACAATCGTAATAACTTTCTATTCAATACCCTGGTTCTAGAGAATAAAAAAACAGACGGTAATCTAGATATCAAAGCTCTTCAAGAAGTTGCTCTTGAACGAAATAAACAATGCTTTACCAAACCCATGAAGGTTAGTGAAGTTAAAGCGATAGCGAAGTCTGTTAAGACTCATGGCTATCATTTCAAATGTCCTCCTAAGCATGCCGAAATTCAGCCGATTTGTAACAAAGAACTTTGTAAGACACGAAAGCTGGGGATTGGTCCTCAAATTCCAGAAATGATTGATGAGTTTAAAGAAATTTCCTATACCCGAGATACTAAAACTATTTATTTTAGCTTCAGCTTTAAAGGCCAACGCATCACGGTTCAACCTGAAGACATGAAAGACGAAAAGTCATGGAGAATTAAATTTTTAAAATATGGAATTTTTTGGATGTCCCTCCCCAAAACTAGAGCGGGTCCTTCTCCTTTTGAATTGTTGCTCAAAGAAATTACTGCACGAGCGATTGAAAATGAAAAAATGAAATTTGAAGATACCGTCGATGAAGAAAAATATAATACCCTTAAATCTTTTTTTGAAAAAACAATTGAAGAAGACGACTTTACTAAACTTAAAGATGGGTATGTTGTTTTAGATTCCAAAACACGAATGTGTTATTTTAAACGCTCTACTCTTGAGCATTATATTAAAAGTCATGCCACTAAAATTTTTAACAGCACCATGGATGCTCTCCATTATCTAGGATGCGAACGCCATGCGTACTGGGAAGGCGAAAAAAATATTTGGTATGTTCAAATGCCAGAATTTGTAAGCCATGTGGGTGTCACCCCTACCAAAAAGACTAAAAAAGAAACGTCGGAATTAGATGATGAATACCACACAGAAAAATTTAGAACGCCAAGCGCTAAAAACCCTCCACCAGAAAACAGTTAAAATTTTTGGACCGCCTGGAACAGGTAAGACCGAAACTTTAATTGCACGGGTTTTAACGAGAGCTTTAAAAAATAATATTTCTCCACAGAGTATTGCTTTTATTTCTTTTACTAATAAAGCAATCAACACTGCAACAGAAAGAGCTCTTCAAGCTTTTCCTCAGTATACTACTGATGATTTTGAAAGATTTAAAACTCTGCATAAATACTGCCGAAGATATTTTGAAGAAGATATTTTTGATCCTAAAGATTGTATGGTGGACTTTGCTCTTGAAGGTAAAATTATTAAATATAGCGATAAGCGATTAGCCGATGATAATTTTACTTATATAGATTGGTCGTTAGGGATTTATAGTAAATCTCGAAATATGTTAAAGAGTCCTGAAGAAATTTATAAGAAAGAATCTTATCAAAAAGATTCGCTGGATGTTCTTTTAAAAAAAATACAAATATATAAGGACTATAAAAAAAGTGGCAAAGAAAAAGCTTTAATCGATTTCGATGACATGATTGAAAAAGCTATCGAAGAAGTTAATTTTCCTCCTCTTAAAATTTTAATTATTGATGAAGCCCAAGATTGCACACCCCTTCAATGGTCAGTCATTTTTAAAATTGCCAAGAATGCTGAAAGAATTTATTTAGCAGGTGACGACGACCAAGCCATTTATGAATGGAACGGCGCAGACCCTCGATATTTTACTCATTACTTTCCGGGGCGTAAGGTAAGACTTAGAAAAACAAGACGGTTCGGAAAAGCGATTCATCATTTTTCTCAGATCATTAGAAGAGAGATTTTTAATAGCGAAGAAAAAGAATATACCCATTCAAAACAAGAAGGCTACATCAAGCACTATTTAAATTTTAGAGAAATCCCTTTCAATACCTTAGAAGGAAGTTGGTATATTTTAGGACGTATTAATACTGCAGTAAATGAATTACGTATGTTGGCTAAACATGCAGGGTTGTATTTTTCCGATAATGAAGATATAAAATGCTTTGATCAACATCAATGGGAGGCTATCAAAGCTTGGACGCATCTTTCAAATAAGAAAACAATCAACAAGAAGCAGGTTGAAAAAATGTATAGATATATTCGAGAGCTAAAGGATCCTAAATTTAGAACAACTAAATTTTGGAATACAGAATCTGATCTTGAGGAATATAATTTTAAAAATTTAACTAAACGATGTGGCCTTGATCTTCCCCTGAGTTCCCAAAAGAAACAGTGGTGGGATATATTAAAAAGAAACTTTACTTCCCAACAAGTTTTTTATTTCATAAGATTGCTAAAGCGCTATGGCCAAAAAGAATTAGATAATCTTCCTAAAATCATTATTGATACTATTCATTCTGTTAAAGGAGGGGAGGCAGATCATGTTGTTTTATATGCTAAAGCGAATTATCCTTCCAATTTTAAATCTAAATCACGTGACGAAAAAACTAATGAGAAAAAAGTCTGGTATACCGCTGCAACTCGTGCTAGAAAAACTATTCATCTGCTAAATACAGATTATAAATATAATTATCCAATTGGAGGAGACTATTTAACTTATGTCCAAGAACGATAAGCCTAGTTACTACAAACAGTTGCAGGAAATGATTAAGAAAGTTAAAGCAGAAACGAAATGGCAAAACATTTTTAAAATTGTAGAAGAAGCACAGAAGCGTTTGAAAAGAAAAGGATCCAGTGCAAAGCCTGATTGAAAGCATCATTGATGTAGGTTCCGGATTCGTCCTGGCTATCCTCATCCAGTTATACATTTTTCCGCTCTTTGGGCTCCATCCTACGATTATGGACAGTTTGGGAATCGCTTTAATTTTTACGGTTGTTTCCATGACACGCTCTTGGATTTGGAGAATAGTTTTTAAAAAATATGACGGAAGACGAAAAGCTTAAAAGAATTTATCAGAAAATTTTTACCGATGCGATGGTCTATGGAGAAAATTATCCAATGCAAATGGTAGCCGCTACTTATATGGCAATTGCTATGAGAATTTATAAAACTCTTCTAACGAAGGAAGAATACAAAGAAATGGTGAAAGTTGTTGAAGGCAGCAATATTAAAGACCCTAAAAAAACCGTACATTAATGAACGTTTATAAAAAACAAATCGGTGGATCCCACTACAAGAATATGAAAATTCAACCGAGTGAATTTATTAATGAAAATAAACTCTTGTTCGCGGAGGGAAATGCTATTAAATATATTTGTAGACATGCATCAAAGGGAGAAGTTAAAGACTTGGAAAAAGCAAAACATTACATTGATATGATTATTGATAGGGATTATAAATGAGTCTACAACTCTCGATGAATTTCAAAAAACATATATGGTCTTGCCCTGCTGAATATAAAGATCTCTCAGGCGCAAAAGAAATTGCCATTGATTTAGAAACACGCGACGAAGGAATTAGTTCCGGACAAGGAGCAGGCTGGGCTACAGGAAATGGAAACATCATTGGCTTTGCAGTAGCCGTCGAAGGCTGGCAAGGTTATTATCCTTTTGCTCATTACGGGGGAGGAAACATGATTCCCCAACAAGTTAAAAAATACATGAGGACGGTGTGCGCGTTGCCTTGTACAAAAATATTCCATAATGCTCAGTACGATGTGGGTTGGTTAGAACAAGAAGATATTAAAGTCAAAGGCCCGATTGTTGATACCATGGTTGCCGCCGCCATCGTCAATGAGAACCGCTGGTCCTATTCCCTGAATGCTTTATCTAAAGATTATCTGGGTGAGATTAAAGCTGAAACCGATCTGATTATTGCAGCCAAAGAACACGGCGTTGATCCCAAAGGGGAAATGTGGAAGCTCCCGGCAGAGTTTGTCGGATTTTATGCGGAACAAGATGCACGACTCACGTACCTTCTATGGCAACAACTTAAAAAAGAAATTATGCAACAAAGCCTGGAAACAATATGGGACTTAGAATCTAGCCTACTCCCAGTATTGATCGCAATGCGTCAACGAGGGGTAAGAGTACAAGTGGAGTTAGCTGAAAAATTAAGAACAAAGATGCAGCTCCAAGAAAAAGAAATACTATTGGCCATAAAAAAAGAATCAGGGTTAGACACAGATATCTGGGCAGCACGCCAAATCGCAAAAGCTTTTGATAAGCTGAAGATAGACTACCCACGGACTGCCAAAACAGATGAGCCATCATTCACTCAAAACTGGTTGATTAATTGTAAACATAAAATTGCTAAATTGGTCGTTAAGGCTAGAGAAATAAATAAATTTCACAATACCTTCTTATCTTCTATCATGAAATACCAGGTGAAGGGAAGAATACATGCAGAAATAAATCAATTAAGATCTGACAACGGAGGAACAGTCTCAGGAAGATTGAGTATGTCCAATCCTAACTTACAACAAGTGCCGGCTCGAAACAAAGAGTTCGGCCCTATGATTCGGTCTCTCTTTGTGCCTGAAGAAGGACACAAGTGGGGATCCTTTGACTACTCGCAACAAGAACCACGAATGACGGTCCACTATGCAGCTTCTATTGGCAATGGCTACGAAGGAAGTAGTGAATTAGTAGAGGCCTATCATAAAGCTAGCACTGACTTTCACCAAACAGTAGCTGATTTAGTAGATATAGAGAGAGTTCAGGCTAAAACTATAGGTCTAGGTCTCATGTATGGAATGGGGAAAAACAAACTAGCTACTTCACTAGGGGTATCTAAAGAGGAAGCTACCGTATTAATTTCTAAATATAACCGTAAAGTTCCTTTCGTTAAGATGTTGTCGGATAGATGTATGCAAACTGCAAATGATAAAGGGGTCATTAGAACCAAGAAAGGTAGAAAATGTAGATTCGATATGTGGGAGCCCAAAGATTTTGGACTTTACACCGCAGAAACTTTCGATAATGCCGTAGCTAAGTATGGAAGAGAAAATATTAAAAGAGCTTATACCTATAAAGCCCTTAATCGATTAATCCAGGGATCTTCAGCTGATCAAACTAAGCAAGCAATGCTCTCTTGTTACGAAGCAGGCCATCTACCTATCTTACAAATTCATGATGAATTATGTTTTAATATTAGTAAAACCAACACGAAAGATACTCAAAGTATTAAAAAAATAATGGAAAGTTGTATAGAGTTTAAACTTCCCTTTGTAGTGGATGTTAAAACAGGAGGATC